TTTAAAAGATGTAGTAAAAATAATGAAAACCCCTCCTTCTTGGATTCCAGATATTCCTTTGGATGCAGAAGGTAAAGTTGTAGAAAGATACGAAAAATAAGATGTTTAGATATATAAAAAACCTAAGAGATAAAAAAACAAAAAAGATTGAAGACATTAGTAAACTGAAGTTACCCCCAGTACCTAAATTTAAGTCTAAGCCTGAGTACAAAAAATGGTGTAGCGACCCTAAGACTGATTCTTATTTTATTACTCTTCAAGAGGGGGACTGCCCTTCAGAAAGGATATCAGGTAAGAACCTCCTTAATATTTCTTATGGGTTGGCTATTGACTATGATGCTCCACCTGATTGGGAGTATATGCCTGAGCTACTAGAAGCTATAGATAAAAAATACACGCTGCCTCAATACATACACAAAACATTTTCTGGTTATATAAGAACCTTTTACCCTTTTGAAGAACAGGAAGGTTTAGCTATTCCTCATGAGGTATACCCTTTGTTTGCTAAAGAGCTTGGAAAAGTTTTAGGTGTTTCAAGATGTTTTGCAGGTTTAGATGTAGCTTCTTATGAAGCGGCTCAAGTTTTTCATTTATTTGAAGAGGTTCAAAAAGTTGGAAAACCTATAGACCCTAGCGTTTATAAACCTGTCTTATTTAACTGCTTAATGAAAAAAGCTCCTACCTCTGGGGACACTAATATTCCTTTAGATAAAGTAGAAGAAGCTCTTAGGAGTAAGTACGAAAACTTTTCGTATTGGGAGGAAGACTTTTCTCTAAAGGCTAGAGGCCCCCTGTTTTTTGTTGACCCTTTTAAGGACAGCGAAGGATGCATGGTTGTAGAGGATGGTATGGTGTGTTTTTCTACAAGAGCTCCAAAAAGCTTTATGTCTTGGAGAGATTTATTAGGAGATAAATTTATTCAAGAATACGAAGCAGAAAAGTACAGCGTACTTGATGAAGAGTTTTGGTATTCAGGAAACAGTTACTATGCACTAGATGAAGGGCATCCTGTAACTATTTCAGAAAGGCTTTTGGCACTAGAGCTTCAAAGCAGGGGGTTTTCTAAAATTATAAAGCCTAATAAAAATATTAGTGAGGTAGATGCAGGGCTTCTTTCTATAGCTAAAAACAATAGAGTTCATGAAGTTGCACCCTGTATATGGCACACTGAACGAGTGGTCAGGTTTAACTCAAACAAAATACTTAATAGCCAAAACCTGATGCCTATCCAACCTTCAGAAATTAGAGACCCTAATAAGTGTAAGTTTTTAATGAATTTTATAGAACAACTTTTTGATGAAGGGATTGATTATTTCTTTGCTTGGTGGAAACGTTTTTATGAATCAGTGTTGTATCGAGTTATAGCTCAAGGGCAGTGTTTTATTATAGTAGGAGGGACTAACAAAGGTAAAACTTTGTTGTCCAATAAAATTATAGGAGCTTCAGTAGGGGGCTTTGCAGACGCTAGTGATTATATTGCAGGTAATACAACTTTTAATAAAGAGTTAGCGGCTAAAGCCCTTTGGGTTGTTGATGATACTGTAAGTGCTTCTTCTTTACAGGATCAAAGAAAAGCCACAGAAATCAATAAAAGGATTATAGCTAATCCAAAAATAGAAGTTAATGCTAAGTATTGCAATGCTGTTACTGTTCCTTGGACTGGGAGAATACTTATGACAACAAATAACGACGCAAATAGTTTGTCTGTCATTCCTGCAATGGATTCTAGTAATTCAGATAAAATACTAGCTGTTGCGGTAAGTAAAAATGCTTCTAGTAAGTTTCCTCCAAACCATGAATTGGAGGCCAAGATAGAAGAGGAATTACCTTACTTGTTAAGAGAACTTATAGAGATGGAGATACCTAAAAGATTGCTTGGCAATGCGAGATACGGAGTAAAAGGATATATAGATCCAGCTATTGCAGATGCTTCTTATGACAACTCAAGTAGAAGTAGTATAGCGGAGTTGCTTGATTGGTTTTGTAAACGCAGTAGAGAACAAATGGATGTTGTTGAACCTTACTGGACTGGAACTTTGATAGAGCTGCAATCCCGAATGCTCCTATTAAACGACGGAAAACATTTAGGAATATCTTCTCAATTTGAAGTTCTTAGAAAAGGTATGAATAGTCTTGAAGAAGTAAGTAAGAAAAATGACACTGTAAGACCTATAAGATCTATGGGGCAAGGAGGAGGTAAGTACTGGGTTATAGACCTTGACGAAAAGTATGACTTGGGAGACAGTACAGGAGTAGACCCGTTTTAAAATGGATAGAAAACAAATAGAGTCTTTTATAGAATTACACTCTCCAAATTCTTCTGTAATTCTAGCCGATGGTTTAGATGAAGCATTTATTGGGTTAGAACTTGAAAATGATCCTCCTAGAGCTGTCTATTCTATAGACAAATGTATTGATGTGTTAGCTCAAGAGATGACTTTAAAAGACGCAGATGAGTACTTTTGGTATAACGTCGCAGGGTCTTTAGGGGAAGGGATGCCTTTATATATTAATACTCCCGATGGGGACGCTAGTCCTTACGAATAAAAGCATAAGGCAATTCTAAATCTTTTATTTTTATATGATAACCTGATGCCCTATATACAAACCCTTCTTCATCTGTTTCATTTTTCTTTTTAAAAGAAGCTTTTTTAAGAAAAGAATCTTTAGATATCCACCCTACTATCCAAACAAATCTTAAATCTTTGGATACTCTAGTAAAAAAATAAGTATCATTTGCTGGATCAAATTTTTTAGGGGCATTAACAGAGGCTACATAATGTTCTTTAGGAGAACTAGCGCAGCTTTTACTTTTTACTTCTATTTTATTTTTACCTTTTACTAAATCGTATTTAAACACTTTGTGGCCTACGTACTTAGATCTTGGTATAAATTTATTAACTGCTATCTCGCCTAAAAACCCGACCATTCTTCCCATGCCACGAGT